TGATACATCAAGAGTAGAAATACAAAGATGGTATGGTGAAAGTGACTTTGATTATGTTGAGGTTTATCCAAACAATGAGACTGCTGAATTGCCAAAGTATGTAAGAAAATATACTGACAAGGTTTTACACAAATTAAAAGAAACACTAAGGGAGGTGAAATAATGGACCTATTTAATAATGAAATATTCAATTTAGATGTATTGGATAAATTAAACACGGACCAACTTAAGGCTCTATCAAGAGTCTTGGATGGTGAGTCAACTAAAGAAGATCATGAAACACTAAAGGAGGTGAAATAATGACAACAGAAAATTTACAAGAATTGCAAAAGCAATTCAAGAAAATGAAAAAGACATACATTTTAGAATGTCATACAAAATATGGGGTTGATTATAAATTATTTAAACTAGAAAAAAGCCCTACTAAAAAACAAAGTAAATATTTGCATGATTTTTGGCAAAGAGAATGTGCAGAAATGTTTGGCATGACTTTAAAAGAAATAAAAGAAGATGATCGAATATTTACTGAATGGTACGGGGAAGGTCTTGGAAAACCAATCGGAACAATACCAAGTGCATTATAGGAGGTGCAACAATGAAAACAATAAATAACAACATAAGAAAATATCTAAATTACATACACGAAATTGACCTTGCGTATGACAAGAAGTTTGACAAGCTTGACTCTGAAAGAATCAAAGAGGTACAAGTTTATTTTGACTTGATTCGTGAAGAGCAAAAGAAATTACAGGAGGTGAAATAATGAGTGCGTTTTTATGTAATGCTGATCACATAGGTGAGATGAGTAAGTTCTTTGCTAACGGTAGTGTGCCAATGGCTAGTGATGATCTTGTGACTCATGCCTATAACATGGTGACAAGGGAGAGGATTTCTTTTTCTTCCCCGCAAGAGGCGGCTGAGATATTAGCCAGAGAGAATATCAAAAGCTTACAGGCTAGATATCCAGATAGCTGGAAGGGTTTCTTTACATGGAACCCTGAGGGCAAGGATGACGAGTTTGATGAGAGCATGATCTTACTCTTTGTTAATCAATGTCAAGCCAAGGCTAAGGGATATCCTAGAGTTAACAAGAAGGAGCTCTACGGCATGATAAGTTGCTACAGGTACCAATCTTGTGAGGATGCGAACTGGGTCCAGTCTGATGCTTACTGGATGACACAAAGCTTGAAAGATATTGTTTCCAGAAAGCTTATTGGTGATGTTGATATGTGGGAGTTTAAACCAGAGGAGGATGTTGCATGATTGTAGATGGAAGTTTTGAATTAGACTTTGTTTGTAAGGGTGATGCTCATGCTGGCATTGATACAAACCGTGACGACTTTCAACCATTCTGGGAAGTTCAATATCTTAGTAATTGCAACGGCTGGGCTGGCAGCAAAGAAGAGTGTATTAAATGGATGGCTGATCATTATGTTGACTACTTTAACGAGAAGTCAAAAACTGAAGCAGAAGCTATAAAAAAATCTTTAGCTTGGGTCAATAAGTGTTTGAAAAAAGCTGAAGCAGAGGAGGCGTCATGAAATGTAGAGAATGTGGCGGCAACTCAAGAGTTGTAGATGTCCGTAAGTTTGTTGACGGATCAGTTAACAAACGCAGACGGGAATGTCTGGAATGCAAAAGAAGGTTTACTACATACGAGGAGGAGCATAAAAAAGAAAAGTAAACCATGATCCAAAGAAGCGGGGTAACTACTCCGCTTTTTTTTGTCTTTTTGAAATGTCAAGACTGTTATTCATTTTTCTTTTTGATAATATAGAGGGTTCCTATGTTAGTAAAAGAAGCAATAATAAAAATAGCCAGAGACTTGAAAGACAAAGAGCAGAACTCTTTTGTTGATAATGATCTATTGAATGGCTACCCTGAAGATCTTAATCAAGACGATATCAAGAAAGCCATGGTTGCTATAGCTTCAGTATCAGACGCAATAGTAAATCTATATTAAATCTATTTCTTTGTAGGCATCTTCATAGTTATTGCCAAGCTTTGACCACTCAGAATCTCCATGAAGTTTATATATCCATCCGCTGACTTTGTGCTTTTTACCATAGGGGTTTTTTGGCACCCATCGAAGGCTAACTCTGTCGTAGCCTTGCTGTTCAAATCTTTGGATCAAATCTTGCTTCTTGTTCATAGTGCTAATGATAAGTTATCTCATGATCATGATAAACGAAAACTTCACTAAGATCACCTATAAGGTCTAAGCCTATGTCTTCTATAATCTGTTCAGCTTGGTATGAATCTTCAGCGATAATTAGAAATTGTTGGGGAGTCTTGTCGTCTTGGGTAACTGACCCATAGTATACCTTCATTTTTTAGGTGGAGTTTTTTTACTTCCCCCCGATCCAGCCCAGAGCTTCTTCCTCGCCCAATAGTTCGCAGAGAACTTATCATTCTTTGTAAGCCCGCCTGATTTGTTTTTGATTCCTGCGGATCGTGCAAGATAAGACTTCCTAGCTTTACTAGAATAATTATGCCCATAATCTTTATGCCCAAATCTGACAACTTTAATTTCATTACCTTTTTTAGCTAGCACTTCCATTTTGTGCTTGCTTGATCCCGTGTTTCTTCTTGGCTTGTTAAATCCTGGGTATTTCTTACCTCGATACATAACACCACCTGAGACTCTTTTTGTGTCTTTAACTGTTGCCATTATCTTTTTCTCCCTTTGTGTAGTCCGTGTCTAGCATGCTGCTTACCTTTTGCGGTTGCTTTTCTTTTTACCCGATTTGCCTTGGCTAGTTTTTTCCTACCCTTAGCTGTAGATTTTAATTTTGCTATTGTCTTTGCTGGAGCATAGACTTCGCCAGTCTTACTAGATTTTTTTCCACTAGCAGTTCGCCACTTCTGCTTGGTCCATATTTTAAGTGATTTTTGTGATTTTTTTAATGGCATAATGTTAAATAAGTATAGTTATTTTTTGGTTTCTTTTCTCTTTGCGTTTGCTTTTCTTCTTACTCTAGATACCTTTCTTTTGATCGGTGTTTTTTTCATTAAGTATGCCTCTTGTCTGTTGAGCGACCACTCGATAAATTTATCAAATAGTCTGCCAATCATTTTTTATAGCCACCGCCATTTGCTTTGTATTTTTTGGCTAGCATTTGTGCTTTCCTTGCTGACCATTGACCAGCTCTTCCACCCTTTGACCCAGCTTTGATTTGGTTGAATAACCTTTTACGCATTGCTGGTTTAGTATAGTTACCAGCAGAGTTTACTGTAGACTTTTTCTTTGTAGCCTTGCTACTTTTTCTTACCACTGCTTTTTCTCAGTTTTTTAAAATCAGCTCCTGTAATTTTATTCCTGGGCTTTGCAACCTTGGCTAATTTTTTTTGTTTTGATGAGTACTTTTTAAAAGGCATTACTTCTTTTTACCTTTCTTTTTAGTTTTCTTTTTTTTAGGTGGTCTTCCTACTTTAGACCCGTATGTTCCTTTTCCCATTGGCATAATTAGCTCCTGTTTTTAAAAATTCTTATTACTCTATGATAAACCATGTCTTTCATGCCTCTCATAGTTCTGTTATGTTCTGGCAATTCTTCCCATGCTTTCTTTCTTTCCTCCCGAGTTGGTAGGCTGGCAATGGTTTTAGGAATAGCCATCTGCATACCTAAAAGATACACCAAATCATGAAAGTTTTCATCTATATCAGTCATATAGTCGATTCTCTCTTGATGAGTTTTCAATAAACTTATTTGGTTGGCGTAGCGGAGCGTATCTATTTGACCCGTTTGATCAACGTGCTTCACTTTTCAGAATACTCAAGCTCAAGCAGCAGTTCCGCGTAATGTATTATTTTTTTAACATCATCTATGCCGTTTTTATCCTTGTGCCTTACAGCATATTTAATTATGTTTGATTCACAATAGTTAAGCTCATTGGCTTGTGCAAATTCTACTGGTTGTATTTTATATTTTTTGTAGTGGTTTCCGCCTACTTGTTTTTTTGTTGCTGACATTTTTCTTTCCTTTTTTAAAAACCTTTTCCCAATTTTCTTGATACTTTTTTTCGTTTGTATTTCGACGTCGCGATCCCTTCCCTCCATGCCATTCAGTCATTTTCAACTAACTCCTTTAGCCTTTCTAATAAATGGTATTGATTACCATATCTGTTTTCAAATTCTTTTTTAAAAGGGTGCCTTGAAACATACAGCTCATTGTTAACACCCTCTCTGTGATGTTTATAGCAAAGAGGTAGTGTTTTAAGATGTGCCTCTGGTTTTGTTTTGCCATCTATGTGATGTATCTCAGCTGGGCTATCGCATTGATAAAAAAGCTTGCAAACAATACATCCAAAGTTAGATATAGAATCCATCCATTGTTTTTCTTTTTTATTTGGAGTTCTGCCTTGCATATTCTTTAACTAAAAGTTTATTGTTTTGCATCACATAATCATCAAAATCAATCTGATCCTCATTATACTTTCTTCTTTCAGACTTGCACTCTTCATACATCATTCTGCAAAAATCTTTAAAATTATCATGCACCATATCTATTTCTCTCCATTCTTAAGTTAGCCATTTTAGTTCGCCATTCCTCAAACTGCATATCTACAGCAGACTTTTCTGTTTGCAATGCATCAAGCTTTGCTTTTGCTTTTGCTACTATCATTGACGCTTCGTAGTATGCTTCTGTTGCTTCAGCCTTTGATTTCTGTGCGTTATATGATCTTTCTCCATCGTCTTTAGCTTGACATAGCTCTATCCAGAACACTCTTTTAAGATTTACTTCTGCCTTGAGTACGTTTACTCTAGCCTCTGATATGGTTGGTATTATATCTCTTAGTTGTTGATGAAAGTTTTCAGATGATTCCATAGTCTTTTTTCCTTGTTTCTTTTTTCCCGAATGCCTCCTCTTCAGGATCTAAAAATTTTGATGTGGCACCATCAAAGGCTAAGTTAAAATCTCCTGTTTCACCAAGACGATTTTTTCTAACAATAACTTCTGCTAATCCTGTATTCAAGGAATCGTAGTACTCTTCCCTGTATAACATTATTACCATATCAGCATCTTGTTCTATAGAGCCACTATCTCTAAGATCTGAAAGGACTGGGCGTTTGTCCACTCTCGCCTCCACACCCCGATTTAATTGAGACAACGAGATTACTGGACAGCCGACATCTTTTGCCAGCCCCTTCAGAAGATTGGAAATATAGGTCATTGAAGCAGCTCGACTATCAGAATTACTAGGTGCTTTATTTGAAGTCATAAGTAATTGTAAATAGTCAACAACTATCAAGTCTATATCTTTAATTGATTGTATTGCTTTGGTTTTGTTAACAAGAGTTTCTATGGTTATTGGTGACTTATCATAAACATATAAGTTTGATTTGGATAATTTTTTTTCAAAAGTATTGAACTTATCCCACTCATTTGCGGTAAGGTTTCCTGTTAATAAAGACTTCATGGATAACCCTGACTCTGAACTAACTATCTTTTTTATCAGCTGTTCGTTTGTCATCTCTAGAGAAAAAACTAATACTGTCTTGCCTTTGAGTATATTGTTAGTTGCTATATTTAGTGCCCATGTAGTCTTACCCATTCCTGGTCTACCAGCAACTATAATTAAATCGCCATCCTTAAATCCATTTAGCCTTTCATCTATGTTATTAAATCCAGTTTTAATTAACTTTTGTTGAATTAGATTTGCGTCTTGTAGCTCTTGTTTTACAGTAGATAATATATCTTTTATAGATTGTGGTGCTCCTGTATTTTTTGTTATTTTGTTCTCAATCAACAACTGGTTAACCTGATCTACTTTCTCATCAATAGTAATTTTATCTTCGACTATTTCTGGTATCTTTAATGACAGCCTCATGAGTTTGTTGTTAGCAGTCTTCTCATGCATGGCTTTAATCCAGTGACTAAATCCAGCTGGTGATATGCAGTAACCAGCCGCTTGTCTTATCTCATCAAAAGCAAAATCATCCTTAACTTTATTTCTAATCGTGACAATATCAGATGCCTTTGCATCTAACATAACTTCATAAGCTTGGCGATAAGAACTTGTTTCAAAGTCCTCTGGTAACAGACCAGCCTCTTGTGCTTTCATAAATCTTTTGTGGTCCAGTATCATTGCACCAAGAAGATTTGCTTCTAGCTCATATATTTCTTTATCCATGTCTCCTCTCTATAATTGCATCAAATTGATTTATACCTAACATAGTTCCAAGTGTAGGCTTTCCATTCCAAAAAGATCTTATCCACTTCTTGTGACCTTCTGAGTTTGCTATATCAAAGTAAGCTTCCCAAAAGTCTTTTGATGTGAAATCTATTTTTCTCCCCGTTTTGGGCGAGACATACCCCTTCTTAGATTTAGCTATCTCTTTTAGTTTTTTATATGGAACAACATACTTGTGTGCATTTTGTGAATGTACATAAAATGATTGATCACATTTGCTTTTATAAATCTCATTTATCAAATCAATATCTAATATAAATTCATTTTTAGTATAAGCTTTAGTATTGTAGCCACCTGCCGACCCCCCATAGCCGTCTGCCGACCCCCCTAATATTTTATATAAATTGCTTGTATTATCTCTACGATCCCAATCTATATAACCCATATCTTTTAGTTTTTTTAAATTGTCTTTAATAGCTGTGAGGGAAAGTCCTGTGAGTTCAGTCAACTTTCTATGGGAGGGATATGAAGTGCCAAACTCATCAGAGTAATTAGCTAGAACAATTAGCAATAATTTTTGTGTTGAATTTACCTCAACCTTTAAAACTTTTGTAATGTATTCAAGCGACATATTTTTCCCTCACTGGTGTATATTAACTTTAAATATAAATCATTGTAAAGTATTGTTTTTAATTTATTAAAAGTTTACAATTCTTGCAGGAGGTTTTTATGAGTAATAAAGAAATATATACAGCACTTAAAAATGTGCAAAATTATATGTATCAAAATCCAATTGCAAAAGAGGGTGTTAATACATTTCAAAAATATAAATACAGGGGTATAGATCAGATCATACAATCTTTTTCAAAACCACTGCATGATAACAACATACTAACTTTGGTCCAACCTGATCTTAAAGTATCAACTAAATTTTTAGACGATGGAAGATCAACACTCACAAGAGTTGTTGGAACCTTAAGGTTTATATGTACTGAAGATGGGTCTTATGTTGACAGGTCTTATGTTGGGCACAGCAAGTCACAACAAGGTAAAGACTTGGAGTCTGCAAGATCTTTTGCATATCGTAACGCTTTGCTTGAAACTTTTTGCGTACCTTTTGAGGGTGTCGTAGAGCCTGAACTTGAAGGCATTGATCAGGGAGCACCTGCTGAAGAGGTAGACGAAACAGCCGTTATGGTTGATGACTTCACTAAAGAAATAAAAGCATGTGCAAATAAGGAAAAAGCCAAAGAGATATATAAGAAATATGAAAAGGTGGCTAACTTAAGTGGCGATGATGAGATCAAAAAACAATTAGTGTTGGCATTTACAAAGGTGTACAAGAATGATTAAACAAGGTACTCCTGAATGGCATGATCAAAGAAAAAACAGAATAACTGGTACAAGGCTACCTCGTGCCGTCAAAGAGTGTATGTGGGCTAAAGGAAACCAATGGGAAGCTTTGGGTAGAGATATCTATAGAGAGGCTCACAACTTATCTCAAGACCCTTTTGATCAGAGAGCCATGTTTGCTATTACCTATGGTAGTAATCACGAACCAGTTGCTTTAGAACAATTAAAGAGCATGGGTTATAAAATAACTCAGCCATCTTTTGTTGTGCACCCTGAACATGATTGGTTGGGTATGTCCCCTGACGGAGTTATTGTTTCTGGTAGAAATGGAAAAGTTTCTGCTGTTGAAATTAAATGCCCGCAAACCAAACCAGTTAAGAATGTTAAAGAGCAGAAAAGAAACTATTGGCATCAAATGCAAATGGGCATGGAGTGCATGGATATAGATGAGATGTTGTTCTTTCAATGGTATGAAGATGCACACTATCAAGAATGGGTAGAGAGAGACCCTAGGTGGGCAGAAATTTACATACCAAAAGCTAAGGAATTTATGGACTGGTACAAAGATGCATCTAAAGACCCCAAATACATTGCTATGTGGTCAGAGACAAAAGAAGAACCAGGAGTCAATTATAAATCTGTAGATGATGATGATGAGACGTCAGAGCTTGCAGATGTATTAACCGAACTAAATGAGCTCAACGAAAGGAAAAGCTTGCTTGATAAAAGAAAGAAAGAACTTTCAGCCGAAGCTGTGAAGAGGCACGGAGGAGCATTTAGTACCTCAAGAGTGAAATGTCATATGACACAAGCTAGGGGTCGAATAAACTACGCCAGATTGGTAAAGGATCAGGATATTCCTTTTGACATTATGGAAGGCTATAGGTTAGAGGGCGACACCAGAATTTATACCAAACTACTGGAGGAATAAATGACTATTAATAAAAATGAAAAAAAATCAATTAGTTCAAGGATTAATAAATCCACTTACGATAAACTAGTGTCTGCCAGTAA